TAGTTAGAGATAGACATATAAACCTTTCAACGTGACGAGTATAGCAAAAGCAAAAGCCCCCCGCCGAAGCAGGGGGCTAAAGCAATGTCTGATTTTACTAGACGTTAGTTTGTACCGATTGACGATGCTGATTCGATTCGGCGAAGCGAAGCCTCGCGGAAGCGACCGTAGCCACCAAGCCAGTACCAACCGACTGGTTGCAAGCGCATCAAAACGTCGGTCACGTTACCGCGAACGATTTTTGGTACAGCGCCGTTGCCGTCTTGTGTTGCGTAAGCCTTAGCAAGAGCCTGACGACCCATTACGTGTGTGCAGTAGGCATCAATCGTACCAGTTGAACTGGTTCCGTTTGAAGCGTTTGCGAACACTTTGGCTCGTGGTGTCTCAATGAAACGTACCGACTCAAACAAGCCAATTTCGCCATTGTAGATACCTTCTGGGTTTACGTAGTTCGCTGGTGTGCGCCATGCTGATACGTCTGTGTTCGAACGGAAATCGTACGACACGTCTGGGTGGATGTAGCCCATGTAAGAACCGTTGAAGGTTGCTACGTTTGCTCCACGGAGTTGTGCAACAACTCTGCGAACATCGTCAGCGTGAAGAATGTCATCTGTTGAGATTGATTCTCGGCTGGTTGGGGTTGTTGAACCACCTGTTGCGTAAACGACGTTGGTTCCGCCAGCAAGAACTTCACGGATAACTTGGTCGATTGAATCGCCTGCGTTGTATCCGATGATGTTTGCTGCTGCTGAATCAACATCTGTGAATGCTGTTCCACGCAACTTCGCTGTGGTTACAACTGCGTTACCGTATTCGTTCAGAGTTACAGTTACCTGGCTGTCTGAGAGCGCTACTGGTGTTACGTCAGTTACTTCGTTCAGCGTTGATGTCGCTGCCGAAATGTCTGCGAAGATGGTGAATGTGACGCCAGTTCCAGGCATTGCCTGTTGTACTGGTTGTACGTCTGCTGCTTGGTCGAAGAGGAGTTCTGAACGCAATGCGAAGTACGCAAGACGGTCGAATGCTACCTGGTCTACCGAGAGAGACGAGAGTTGGGTTTCGCCTGCCATGATTATTTATTCCTTTTGTTTTGAGGGGGATATTAGTTTTCTGTTGCTGCCCGTGCCTCAGACAAAATTTGTTCTACTTCTCGTGGCGAAGTTGCTTCGTTCAACCTGCGTGTCCAGTCAACTGGTGGTTGAGATGTTTGGCTTCCAGCGGCGACCTTGTTGGTACGCTGCCATGCCTGCATCTCATCCGCAGATGGTTGGTTCTGGGGTGGACTAATCAATTGCGCCTCTACAGCAGCCTGACGAATCGCATCTGGGGTTAGGTCGCCGTCGTATGCTTTAACGAAATATTTTGTCATCGGTTGAAGCGGGTCTAAACCTGCTTTAACGAATGCTAACTCTCGTTTCGCTGACTCGGCTTCCGCTACTTGCTTTCGCAAATCTGCGGTTTCCTTTTCCAATTGCTTCATCCTTGCCCTAACTGGGTTTCGGGTTTCGGATTCTTCTATCTGGTCTTCGCTGTCGTAGTTGTCAAACTCTGACATATGGCACGCTCCTGTTTCTGCCCACATCGCAACGGAGGGTTGTGATGGCTGCTATTGATTTGTCACCCCGAATTGCTCCACACAGTTTGGGGGATTCCTGTGTAGGTTCCTACTTAACGTATCAAGTTGAATAGTAGTGACCGTTTATGGTGTTGTCAACTATTTCGTTATTCGATTGTTTGTAGGCTGACTTTGCCGCCTGCTTCGAATGTGCCTTTGCGTCGTCGTTTGCGTGTCCCTATTCGTTGGGCTGCTTGTGCGCTCGTTCCGAGTGTGCCTGCTATGGCTTCTTCTTGGGTGAGTTCTTCTTCGCCCATTAATGGTCGGTAGAGGCTTTCTTGTTGTTTGTATGTGGTAAATCCTGCTTGTGCTTCGGCTTCGCTTACGCCTTGTCGTACTAGTTCTTCGGCTGTTTGGGCGGTGAGTCCGATGCCTGCTTGTTTGCGGGCTTGTGCGCCTATCTCTGCGGCTCTGGCGGCACGCAGAATGCGGTCTTGGGCTTTGTCAGGGTCTACGAAAAATGCTGCAATTGACCCATCATCAAGGTTGTATAACGTTTTGAGTTCGTTGATAACTGTCGGGTCAGCGTTGCGTGCAGCCTGATAGCCCTGGGTTACTCTGGCAAGGATTTCATCTGGGGAAATGTCGTTGATAAGGAAGTTCTGTAACGATGTCGGGTCATCATAGAATCCTGGTGGCATTCCTGAATCACGCAAGTTCTTGCGATACTGCGATTCTAAGAGGAGTGTTTGGGTGACGGAGTAGACAGGTTTGTTTGCTGCTCTTCGTGCTTCGTTTGCTGCGAATCGTCGTTTGAACGCTGGTGATTCTCGTAGTTGGATGCCGATTTCGTCGATTGTTGATGAGCCTGTGATTAGTCGGCTGGCTAGGGCTGCGCGGATTTCGTTTACTAAATCTGGTTCGTCTAGCCCGTAGAATTCAAGGGTTTTTCTGAGGATGGTTGTTGCTGTTTCGTTGTCGTCTGCTGGGACAACAGTTGCGGTTGTGGTTCCTGAGGTGTTGGTTGCGGTTGTTGGTGTTGTTGCAGCGGCGCTACGTGCTTGACCTTGAGCAATAAGAGTGTTCAACGCATTGAGCGTATCAACCCCACCGCCTAACGCACCCGATTGAAGTTGGTCAATGTAATCTTGTGTTGCCCCAGTAAAAAATCCACCTGCTTGGATTGCGGCAGCATTAATGGCGGCGGTTTGCTCGGCTGTAAATTGTCCGACGCCACTTGTACCAGTTGTCCCTGGAACAGGTTGCCTAGGAACATAATCTGGTTGACCATTGGAATTAAAATTAATTGTTGCAAGGTCTTCTGGAGACAAACCTGCCAACCGTGGGTCATCTGGAGTCATTGACATTAGAGAATCCTTCCAAAGGCTTGAGCAATATTAGCCGACAAAGAACGAGCCTCTTCTTTAGCGTTATTGGTTTTCTCCCAACCGTATTGTGGGTCGGTGCGTAACAGTTTCTCCCATTCGCCGTTTGTCATCAAACGCTTCTTGCCATCTTCGCCGAAAGTTACTGCTTGTTCAAATGCGCCTGTGGACATATCGATAGCGTTCGGGTTTAGTTCTAGTAGGCGTGATGCTGTGGTTTTGTATGCGGAAGCGATACTTTCCATTGTCATACCTTGGTCGAGAAGGTTTGATAGATGACCGTATCGACCAGGGCTTTTGGCAAATTCTCTTTGTTGGCGTTCGTAGTCGGCTGCCAACATTTGTCCTGTCAAAACTTTTTCGATATCGGAGTCTGCTGGGTTTATGTTGAAGAATGCTTTGGCGATGTTTTGTGTGCTGATGTAGTCGGCAGATTTTTTGGTGCGTTCTAGTGCTGTCGGGTTGATGTAGTTGCCTGCGTCGTCTTTTTTGAATACTTCGCTGTAAACTTTTTGTTTGAGGATGTCACCCTCATATTTGAAGTTGATGGAATCTGACACAAATTTAGTAAAATCACTACCCTCAAAACCTAATGTGCCTACTAGGGATTGGATAACTTTTAGTTGTTTTGAGTTTGATATTTCTTTATAGAAATCTGTAGCATCTAGCGACGCAGTAAAGCGGGTTAGTCCTTCTGGGGATTTGTACCATTCTTGCGAAATGGCTGTGTTCAACAACTGAAATAGTTGGGGGTATTTGGTTCGGTCTAAATCAAGTAGCCATGCTTTTGCTGGGAATGTTTCTCGGAATGTTTTTTCCCATGCGTTGCTAACCGTTGTTGGTTTACCGTCTACTGGTTTACCGTCTACTGTTACAGGTTTCGCCAAAGACGCTACGTATTCTTTACGTAATATTTCACGGTTCGCTGGGGTGTTTTCTAAACCACGAGCGCCAAGTTGCGCCGTAACGAATGCTTTCCGTTTGGCTGGGTCAACTACTGGAGTGGCAGATACAACTCCTGTGGTAGGTACAACTGGTTCAATTTCTTCTGTTGTTGTTTCGGCAATATCTTTTGGTTTCATCCCAGCAAAACGGGCTTGCTCGGCACGGTCTTCCATTGGGGTAGCAGCGGCGGTTCTACCTTGTTGGCTCAAAATTGCTGTAGGAGTACCAGTAACTTTTGGTGTTACCGTTGGCGTTGGCTTATCTGCAATAAATTCTATCGTTGATTTGTTTTCTCTTACAGTTTGCGCTTCACCAGATTTAGGCAAAACAAGTGTTGCCAATTCTCCAGCCTGCACTTTTTTCAAAACTTGTTGTGCGTCACGCAATTCTTTTTCTTCAATTTTGCCACTTTCAAAATCAGCAGATGCTTTATCTAATTGAAACTTAGCAACACGCAACGCCGTTTTTTGTTGACGTTCTTGATTTTCTGCTTGCTTCTTTAATCCTTTTAACTGGGGGAGAAGTTCATCTCGGACTCTTGTCAAAGAATAAACATTGTTTTTGTATTTAAGATTGGTTACGCCTTCATCTAAAGCGTTTTGAGCAGCCTTGAGGTCTTTTGTTATTTGTGCAAGGTCAAGTTTTTCTGTAACAATTTCTTCGGGAACAAATTCATCTTTTGCCAACCATGCTGGGGGATTCTTAAAGAATTCAATAACATCTGTTATTGCACCCCAATCTTGTGGCGGGGTTTTTTCAGAAATTTCACCATTTAACCAACGGTTATATAGATATTGTTTTGTGCTATCAGGAACAATAAGATTTTTAATCCATTCGGGCATCGGTTTCTGTTCAGCCATTATGCCTGTCCTTTAATCTTTTTATCGAGAATGTCAAACAAACCTAAAGCGCCAACCGCTTGTGCTTCTGGACCGAACTGTTGCTGAACTTGTTGCTCAGCGGCAACATCAAGACGTGGCGCACGAACACCACCCATTGCCTCGGTGATTTCCATACGCTCATAAGTTTTCACAAACTTTTCAATCTCGTTCGGTGACAGGCTACGACCTAATATTTCTTGGGTTGTTTTTTGTAGCACGGAACGGATGTCTTGTTTTGCTGTGGTGCGAATAACTCTGCCAGTACCGACAACAGGTTTAACTTCAGATAGAAGTGTTGGCAAAGCGGCATCGATGGTCAAGCCTTTAGAGTTTGCGTAGTTTAAGAACTCTCGCATTACGGAAAGGTCTGTGCTGTCGAACCCTGTTCCGCCTGATGCTCTACCGTTTTTGCCGTACAAACCGATTGATGCCAGTTTGTTTTGTAAATCTGTTCTGTCTGTTGTTGATAGCCGTGATAGTTCGCTTACTGCTTCGCTGTCTGGGTCGTATTGTCCGCGGGCAATTGCACCTGATTTGTTTACAAGTTGTTGACCAATATATCCTGCGCTGATATTGCGTTGTGTTGGTGGTCCTTGAAATCTTCCGCCAACAAACTGTTCTGGCATTGTGGTGAATTGTTGTTGAGTTGCAGTAACTTGCCTTACACCGAGTTGAACATCTGGGGCTAATCCACCAGATACTTTAGGCGCAATGATAGGAGCCTGGGCAGGCGGTGGGGTGACTGGTGCGTTAGGGTCTGTTTGTTCTGTGAATGACATTAATCTACCTCTGCCGCAAGTTTATCTTCAAAAATTCTTGCGAACTCTGGGGTTTGTTGTACGAGCGTTGCAGCAATACTAGCCAACCAATCCTTTAGAGGCTGCGTTTTTGGTGATTGG